TTTAATATCCACAGCTTTAATCGACATTTTATGAGATTCAACCTCATCTGCAATTTCTCTAAGTTTCTCAGCTATTAACTTGTTGTCTATCATCTAAGTTCACTCCTCTTGTTATAACGTTTCATCAAGGCTTTTCCGGTATTCATCAAGATAAGCCCGGCAGGCCAGCGCTATATATTTCGGTATAGCATTCACTCCATTTTCCCACAGTTTGATCGCGGTTTCGCTAGCGCCTATCGCGTCAGATAGTTTCGCTCGTGACATTCCAAGCTTGCGCCTAAACTGCATCAACTCTATAGCCGTCATAAGCAATTACTTGTTGATTGGTCAGATATGATAATTATACAGTTATATGTGCCTAATGTCATGATCTGCCGTATAAAAACACCACCAAATACAGTATAAACAACAATATATGTAACTTGTTCGAGTTATATCCAAGTGCGAGACGCACAGCCGGTCAATCCGGTTCTTTCCAATATCCGAGAGGGATACATAAACATGGCATTACCAATCGAAACTGATTCCATTGACTCGGTTGATGAAGCGGCACGTGGTTTTTATCAGCAAACTGAAGACGGAAAATTCAGGCTTGACCTTGACGGTTACGAAGATCCCAAAGGCTTGAAATCAGCGCTGGAAAAAGAAAGACAAGCTGCGCGTGATGCGGCAAAACAGCTTAAAGACTTTCAAAAGCGGTATGACGGCATTGATCCTGACGAAGCAAAGCAGCTGATGACTGTATTCGAGACTAACGAAGAGGCGAAGCTAATTGCACAGGGCAAAACCGATGACGTGATTCAGCGGCGCATGGAAAAGCAGCGCAAGGAATTTGAAAAGCAGTTAGAGGCTGCGAATCAAAAAGCGCAACTTGAGGCCGAAAAAGCCAGAAAGTTTGAACAGCGTGTTTTGGATAGCCACATTATGGCTGCCGCATCCAAAGCGGGCATTCATCAACATGCGATAGATGACGCGTTATTACGCGCGCGTTCAATGTTCAGGCTCAACGATGATGGTAACGCGGTTCAGTTTGATGATGACGGCCATGTGGTTTTGGGTAAAGACGGGAAAACGCCATTTACTCCAAATGAATGGCTGGAAGGCATGAAGGAATCAGCGCCACATTGGTTCCCTGCTGGTAACAGCGGCGGAGGTGGTGGTGGAAACTCGAACAAAGGGCAACGGCGAGACTTGAGCAGTTTACCTCCGCGTGAACGCTTAAAAATGGCTCGACAGAACTTGTAACCTTGACGGAGTAAAAAGAAATGGCATTAACACTGATGGAAGCTGCGAAGCTTGAAACGGGTAATGATATTAGATCGGCAATCATCGAAATGTACGCCGGTTCTAGTGATGTGCTGGCTAACCTGCCTTTTGATAATATCAATGGCAATTCTCTCACATACAATCGTGAAGCAAGCCTGCCTGGCGTTGGCTTTCGCGGGGTTAATGAAGCTTATACGCCAAGCACTGGCGTACTGAATCCAATCACTGAGCGGCTTGTTATTGCTGGCGGTGATATCGACGTGGATAAGTTCATTGTCGACACTCAGGGCGCAGATCAGCGCACAGTTCACGAAGAAATGAAAGTACGCGCTTTGGGTTTAGCGTGGACGCGAAAATTTATCAAAGGCGATTCGAGTTCAGACCCGCGCGAATTTGACGGCTTGCAAACCCGTGTCACAGGTGATCAAGTTATTTCGGCAGGTTCAACTGCTGGCGGTGCTGCTTTATCACTCGCAAAGCTGGACGAGGCGATTGATCAGACATTTATGCCAACTCACTTGCTGATGTCTCGTGCAATGGCGCGTAAGTTCAGCGCTGCGGCTCGCAGTACATCAGTGGGTGGATATATCACCTGGGACAAAAACGAGCTTGGAACGCGTGTCATGGCGTATAACGACCTGCCAATTTTGACCGTCGATCTGGACAACACGGAAACAGCAATTCTGCCATTCACTGAGGCTGCATCTTCAGGCAGCTCTACTGCAACATCAATTTACATTCTGAGCATGGGGGCAATGGGTTTGACCGGAATTCAGAACGGTTCGATTGACGTGCGCGATATGGGCGAACTGGAAACGCAACCGGCATTCAGAACACGTGTCGAGTGGTACAACGGTGTAGCGGTCTATCATGGCCGCGCAGTAACTCGCTTGCAGCATATCGGTAACCTGGCAATCGTAGCTTAAGGGGTAAATAATGGCTAATCAATATTCAATGTTTCAATATGACGACGACCTTAGCCTTAAGGACGCTGGTTTAATTGCTTCAACAACCACTGGCACGACAATACTCGACCTTGGTGCTGGTATTGTTGATGGCTTCCTGGTTCTGGATGTTTCGGCGGTAGAGGTTGCTGATGGTAACGAGATTTATCTTATCTGTCTCGAAGGGTCAAATGTGGCAGCCATGTCTTCAGGTTCTGTCACCTTGGCACAAATCGAGATGGGTAACGCTACTGCGCCAGCCGATGCCGATACGTCAACCGGTCGCTTTGCAATTCCTTTCCGCAACGAGCAAAACGGCACTATTTACCGTTATGTAAGACTGTATACCGAGGTTGCTGGAACTGTTGCGACGGGCATAAACTTCGCAGCATTTATTGCGAAAAGGTAAGCAATGAAACAAACCGTATATGACGCGCAAGGCAACTCATACACGCTTGATTCTGTCGATGCGCGGGAATATCTTGCTACGGGACGTTATTTTACTGACGTTCCCAGGCAGGATGAGGAAAAGCCAAAACGCGCATCAAAATCCACGAAGCAAGAGGCTGAAAAGGCTGAATAATGGCGCTGACAGTCGAAGACGGGACAATAGTTGCTGGAGCGGAAAGTTACTGCACACTGGCTTATGCCAATGCGTACCACTACGCACGGGGCAATGCGCTAACTTGGTCGGATTACAACGATGTTGACCTGGAGCACGCATTAAGAAAAGCAACTGATTACATGCTGCAAAAATACGGTAATCGCTGGATTGGTTACCGTAAATCAAGCAGTCAAAGTCTCGACTGGCCGCGCAGTTATGTGCCGTTGAATGATCTTGTGGCACTGGAATACGTATCAGATACGATAGTGCCAAATGAGGTAAAAAACGCTTGTGCTGCGCTGGCTTTCAGAGCGTTGACTGACAATCTGCTGGATGACGAAGAGCAAACCGTTATCCGCGAAAAAGTCGACGTGATTGAGACTGAATACAGCCCGCACAGCACGCAGCGTAAACGCTATCCGGAAATCGATTTGATGTTGCGGAAATACTTGGTGGCTGTTGATGGTTTGCCTATGGTTAGGGTTGGTTGATGGCTTACACGCGCCAGATTAATTCGGTACACCAGACCATGATTAAAAAAGGTCAGGCCGTAACGATTACGCGCAGGGCTTCAGGTACTTATGATCCAGCAACAGGCACAGCGGCAGTTACAGAAACGACTCAGGCCGGTTACGGTGTACCTGGCAGCTACAAACAGAATGAAATAGATGGTGTTCTGGTGCAGCAAGGTGATGTAAAGCTGCTGCTATCGACAAAGCAGAGTGACGGCACAGCGATAACAAAGCCTCAAGTTAATGATGAGGTGACTTTATCAGGCCGGACTTTCACGATTCAATCTGTCAGCGAAGTCTGGCCGGGTGGTGATGCAATACTTTATACGTGCCAATTAAGATGAGCTTTTCGCTTGACATTACAAACTGGGTAAAAAAAGCCAAAGGTAACGCGGACAAGGTTGTCAAGAAGGTGGTTATTGATCTTGGCACTAGCGTGATTATGAAAAATCCAGTTGGTGATCCTGATTTGTGGGCATCACCAGCGCCAGCCGGTTATGTTGGTGGACGTTCAAGAGCTGGATGGCAGTACGGAAACGGCGTTATGCCCAGCGGAACAATTGACGCAGAAGACCCAACAGGACAGAAAACGATTGCGGCATTAACCGGCAAGGTGATGTTGTCTGACAGCGCAGCGGTGCATTGGATAGCGAATTCATTGCCGTATATTGTGCCGCTGGAACACGGCTGGTCTAAACAAGCTCCAGCGGGAATGGTTGGATTGACGGTCACAGAGTTTCAGCAGATCGTAAAACGCGCAGCGAATGAGCGTACTTAAGATAAGACGTGCGCTGGAAAGTGGTTTAAACGCAATCACGCCAGCACTTTCAACGGCTTGGCAGAATGATTCGTTTGTGCCTGTGACGGGCACGCCGTGGCAACGTGTGGACATACTGTATACGCAACCGGATAACGTTGAGTTTGGTAGCGTATTCAGGCAAGACGGATTTATGCAAGTGTCGCTATTTTATCCGCTTAAAGTTGGCACTGCGACGGCTGAGACAAGAGCTGAATTGATTAGGTCTACATTTAAACGCGGCAATACTTACACAAACAG